TATAGCAAAAGGGAATGCATTACGCTTTAGTATTAATCCAAATAGTACAGCAGTTGACCAATTTTTAGTAACCTTCGTTTTTGAATAAAGGAAAGAATAATGAAAGACTACTCACAAAGAAAAAAAGACAAGAAGTGGTCTGTTGGTAAGGCTAAAGTTGTTACTAGCCCAGCAGTCACGGAAGTAAAAGACAATGATGGCGTTGTGGTTCGTTCAGCAAGAGCTGAAGTTAGCCACGATGTTGTTAAATTAAACAAAAAACGTTACGATGCAGAAACAGGTAAAGCATTGGCAGATTACACACAAGAAGTGTCAGTTGAGCAATGCAATATATCTATCGCAGATTGTGATAAAAGAATTGCAGATATCACAGCAGAAAAAGATGGATGGACAGCCTTAAAAGCTGATATCGAAGCGTTATAACACATAAGATGATTGGAGTCATAAATGCCAGATAAAAAAGAAAAAGAAAATCAGGTAATCGTGATCAATGATAAAGAATACGAAGTTGATAAAATGAGTGAAGAGCAAGTATTTCTTGTAAATCAAGTAGCTGATTTGGATCGCAAAATTGGATCAATGAAATTCAATTTAGATCAAATCCAAGGAGGCAGATTGTTCTTTATGAAAAAGCTAGAAAAGGCTTTAGAAGAAGATGAGATTGTTGAGGAGATTACTGCAGAATAAACCTACAGCTTGCATCCTGCTTTTATTGTTATCTATAACAGTATTAGCAGGGTGTAGCGATGGATGGTCAGTAATGGGTTGGGAAGTTCATTGCCCAGAAATAGAAAATAAAGAAGTAGGCGAATGAATGGCAAACCAGATACAGCCAGAAGTTATCGTGCTACTGTTCTTGATGATAACGCCATTATTAGCATTAACATTAAATGGCTTCTTCAGATTGGAGCACTTATTGGTATGTTGGTCTATGGGTATTGGCAGATTGAAAATCGCATTAGAAAACTGGAAGATAATATTGTTATCGCAAATGAACAGATTGGGGATCTTCTTAATAAACACATCTTGGAAGAAAGGACTAAGCGAGAAGAGCTGGCAGAGAAGGTAGCTTTCTATGAAAAAGAATTTAATATTAACCCACTTAGTTGGGGAAAAAAGAAACGAGGGAAATAGTGGATTTTTTAGCGATATATGGCGAAGCAGGGATGATTGGGGTAGTTGGTGCAATGTTTGTATATCTAGTAGTGTCGCTATCTAATAAATCAGCTAAACAGCAAGAAACATTAAAAGAATTAGAAGTGGAAAATAAAGGACAGTCAGAGACATTGGAAAATTTAGAATCTATCTGCATTAAGCTAATTGATAGATGGGGAAAATCAGATGAGCGTATGGATCGCAAGTTTGATGATCTTAATAGAAACATACGAGACTTAGATTCACAAATCTCTCGTGTTGAGGGTTCACTTTCAAGAATTAATGGGAAACATTAAAATGGATAGTTTAAAAGTAGCATCACTTTCATTTGCTAACTATGGGTTTCACTTGGCGAATATAAATTTGATTTTACAATTGATTATAGGAGTTATGACAATTGTATATCTAGGATACAAAATAATGAACATAAGGAAAGATAAAGATGAATCTTAAAAAGATGATTGTTGCGAAAGCAACAGAAGTGGCAGAACAACAAGCTGATGCTGTAAAAGATGAACTGTTAGAATACATTAAGAGTGACGAAGTTGAAATCCTAATAGCAGAATGGATGGACAAAGCTATTAACATCCCTTTTACTAGTGACGAAAAAGAAGCACCTATTTTTAGAGACGTAGCTGATATCGTTCAAAAAGTAATAGCAATGGTTATTAGTGGGGCAAAGATATAATGGACTTAAATGCAGTATATACAATTATAGTAACGTGTGCTTTAACACAGCCTGTTGATCTGATGGGTAACAATGCAAGTGCAATGGATAGGATGAGAATAGAATATACATTTTTAGAAAATGATGATGTTAAGAAAAAGAAGAAAAAGAAAAAAAAGTTAGCTGAAAAAGGCAAAAAGAAAAAGAAAGGATTCTTTTCTAAGGTCTTTGGGAGTAAGTAATGCCTTACGGAAGAGGAACATATGGGTCAAAGGTAGGAAGACCTAAGAAAAAAAAGACTACAAAAAGTAAAGGTAAAAAACGAAAATAGTTAAAGTAACACTTTAGGTGTTGCAGGTGGAATGATGATATGCCTAAGTTTGGAAAAAGAAGTACAGAAAGGTTAAAAGGCGTAGATACCAAATTGGTAAACGTCTTAAACGAAGTAGTCAAATATTTTGACATTACCGTTATCGAAGGTCTACGGAGTCAGGAACGTCAGAACGAACTCGTCAAAGAAGGAAAAAGTAAGACTAAGTTTGGTAAACACGTGATGGGGAGAGCAGTAGATATTGCTCCATATCCGATTGATTGGAACGCTAGAGATGATTTCCATTATCTTGGGGGGTTCGTTCTTGGCATCGCTAATAGGCTCGGTGTAAAGGTTCGTTGGGGAGGAGACTGGAATGCCTCATCTCTCTATAAAGGACAACGCACAACCAAGGATAACAGCTTCGATGACCTTGTTCACTTTGAATTAATAGATTAGATGATTGGAGTCATTATTGAAAATCAAAGACACAGTAGTAGTCTTTCCAGATATTCACTTTCCTAATCACGATAAGAAAGCATTTGCGTGTGCTTTAAATGTGATCAGGGAAGTGAAGCCATCTGGTTTCCTATGCCTTGGAGATTTTGCAGATGGAGAATCTGTTTCTCATTGGCAATGGTCAAAGAAAAAAAGACCACCTACAGAATACCAGCTACCTATGATCAACAAAGAAATAGAATTGGTAAACAAAGGCTTAGACGAAATAGACGCTGTATTAGAAGAAGTAGGTTGTAAGAATAAGATTATGGTACAAGGTAATCACGAACTATGGTTTGACAATTTTGTTATAGAGAATCCTTACTTAGATCATTTAATGTCTTATAAAGCATTTAAAATAAAAGAACGAGAGTACGACTGGTATCCCTATGGAAAAATATTTAAAGTATTAGGATCAAAGCTTTATGCATATCACGGTGGACATTATGGTGGTATTAATCACACACGAACACACGCCTTACAATATGGATGTAATATTATTTATGGACACACACACGATTGCCAAAAAGCAACCGTCCAACATATTGATGGTGCTCATATGGCTTTTTCTCTAGGGTGTTTAACAGATATGACAAAAGACTATTTAAAAGGTAGACCAACAAATTGGAGTCACAATGTTGGTATTGTAGATATTTTTACAAATGGGAATTTTAATCTAGTGGCTGTTGATATAGTCAATGGACACACAAGTTTTTGTGGGAAGGTAATAAGTGCCTAAACGAATTGAAGAAATAAGAAACTTTCACGCTGGTGTTATCTCTACTCCTGATGAGTCAGATATACCACTTGATGCAAGTCCTTATAGTCAAAACATAGAACCTATTAGCGTAGATGGGAGACTAGAAGGAATACCTGCAGATGTTGAAAAAGTATCTAGTGTATCTGCAGATGCAATGAAAAAAATTAATAATGATGGTACATACCACGTTGTGTATTATGATCATTCTGCAACAAAGTTTAAAAAAATAGACGACCTTCACGCAACTTCCCCTTCCACAGGAAACCTTTCTAGTTCAAATGAAACATCCGTATCAAGTCCCACGATGGTCGTTAATAACAAAGAAGTACATATTGGTACAGGGCACGCTAATGCTCCAAAATGGGCTGGATTTATTGAGAACGATCAGTTTGCCAGTACTGCACCTACCACGATGCAAATTGCAGATGCTAAGCTTGTTAGCCCCTCTGCTTTTCCAGACATTGTAAAGTTTGTAGAAAAGAGTGGTTATCTCTATGGAGTAGAATGGCAAGGCACTCACGTATACAAGTTTAAACTAAGTGATAATAGTTATGCAGGGAAATCACAAACTACATTTGCAAAAACAAAAAGTATAAGTTTATCAGGGGATGGATCACATCTATGGGTATTAGATGAAATTAGCAATGCATCTCACGTGCATAAAGTAGACCTCGATGATATGTTATCTGAACATTCTAATCAAGTAGACTCAGGAAATAAGATAACAGATATTAAAGTATGCAATTCCTATATGTGGTTTAACTTTAATCAAGATGATACAGATGGTAATGCATTAAATAAAATTAAAAATACTCTTGAATCTAATCTTGTAGCAGGAGGATCTTTTTCTGTAACGGATAGGACACCAAAAAGAAATCCTATAGAAGCATTAACAAAGTCTTGGTGCTACGATACAGGGGCAGGGATTAATCCCTTAGACGTAGAATATACTGTACCACGAATTGCATTAGTAGATCTTGCTACTACAACTGGCATAGGATGGATTGCAGAAGTAGTTCAAGAAAGTGGAGGTAATGCTCCAAGTTATAAATATGGCAGTACAACATCTACAATTGTTGCAGTACGATATGTAATTATGCTTGTCTCAAATACACAAGACGCTAGTTCTAATGCAGGGCCACAAGCTGTTTATAGGCTAGATACAAACAATGATTTTGTTGGAAGTGGCAATATGCTTTACTCTGTATCAAGTACAGGTGGAGCTACCTATCTTACATATGGAAATGAAGCAAGGACAAGTAATACTAGCGTAGTATCTTTAGGATCATTAGATGCAGATAACATTACTAATCGTAATGATGATGTTGCAATTAGCTCTAGCAATACAAGTGCAATTGAAGTCAAGGGTGCATATTATTTAAAACATTCTAGTGATTCAAATCAATCAGCATTTGAAGCAAATGGCACAGGTAGATGGACGAATGGATCTGCAATATCCAATCAAGCAGGAGTGCTAGAATCTAATGTAAATATTGCGTTTGATGAGACAGCAGTAGATTATGGTGCAGGTAGTACAACAGCAAATTCTAAGATAGGATTTACTACTACTTCTACGCAGTTCTATAAAATATCTTTCATTTATGATGGGTATCAGGAAGGCCCACTTAGTGATGAATTCAAATTCCAAGGAATAGCTACTGCAGGTAAAGGTGTTAAAGTCACTATACAATTACGTAACCTTGCACAAATTAATAGACGAGTATCTCACATAGCATTATATCGTGCAGATGCAGACAATAGAAATGATTCAGTAGAGCCACAAGGATTTTACAGATTAATTAAAATATCAAAATTAGATACTACGTGGAGTCCAGTAACAGAAAGTGCATCATTATGGTCTGACTATCGTAGAAAGATTTTTGAAGACAATAACACAGCAGGTGCTAGTTATGATGCAAGAGTAGGTATCTCAGAAATACTTACTGACATTACACCTAATTATGAACTAAGTACTTCGTTAAACAATACTCACTTTATAGCAAACATTAAACAAGAAACACTAGGACATTTAAGTAACTATGTTCTTAAATCTAAACCATTAAAGTTTAATCAGTTTAATTACATAGAAGATTTCTTAGCCTTACCAAGTAAGCCTACAGCTTTAGCAGGATTTAATGGCAGACTGTATGCTTTTGATGAAAACAATACATACAGAATAGAGCCTAACTCATTCTACGTAGAAGATGTATACGAAGGAGTAGGTTGCAAGAATAAAGACTGTGTGATTGTAACTGAATATGGGATGTTTATTGCAGATAAAAATAACATTTATAGACACAATGGTCAGCAACCTCAACCTATAGGAAATGCAATTTTAAAAGGTGGCATAGCCTTAGATACACAAGACTACGCAACTCCAAGATCGTATCATAGTTTATCAACTAGAGATTATTGCAAAATGGCATTTGATGGAGTAAGAAATGCTGTTCTTGTATTTGGAGAAACCTACACAAGCACAGGAAATCTTTATTTCTATTGGTGCTGGGCATATTCTCTTTCAAAAGGCAGATGGGATATTTGGCAAATAAGTGAAGATAATGGAGCTACTAATGGCACGCAAAAGCCAAGATCATTTTTGTCAGGAAAGAACGGTGAAGTATTTTTTAGCGATGGAACAAAGTTAAAGCATTATACTGGACACGAAGACAATAAAAGAAATTGGGAATGGAAAAGTAAAGAAATGTCTGCAAATATGGATAGTGTATCTAAAAATTGGATTGACATTTTTATATCAGGAACACCAAATGTAAATACAGGTGCAGGGGATGTTAAAGTTTATATTGATGGTGGAGATCCTAGTACAACAGGAACAGATTTAAATGGAATAACTATAACAAATAATATTTATGATAAAGCCAATGCTAAAAAAATATCAATTCCAAAAGCATCTAGAACTGGTAAAAAATGCAGAATAGAATTAGCAAATCAAACTGGAACTGTAGATTCAATAGGATTCATTTTTAGACCAATAGGAGTAACAGATGGCAATGTCTAAAAAGAAAGCTCCTTCTACTACAGATCCTACAATTACAAGAGCTTTAAAACAAATTTATGACGACATTAACGAAATTATTGATGCAGTTAATAACAGTCAAACAACAATAGAAGATAAGCCGTACACAGGGAAAGAAGGCGATATAAGACTTATAAGACTGGGTGACGGAAGTTATGAAATTCAAGGCAGAGCATCAGATGGATGGGTTGCCACAGCAATGACGTTTAAGGAGAAATGATATGCCATTACCAGCATTAGCATTAGCAGGAGGAGCATTGATGGGATTAGGTGGAATAAGCCACGCTAGTAATAGACCCAGAACAATGAATCATAATTTTAGGTTTGATTTACAGAGTACAGATTATAGTGCAAACCCTAATATGCTTGCATCTATTCAAAACTTAAATCAAACAGGAGCACAACTAGGTGCAATGGGAAATCAGTTTAATCAGCAGTATCAAAATATGATTGACCCAAATAGTGCTTACAATAGAGATCAAATTGCACAAGCTAGTACAGCAATAGGCGATACTGCACAAGCTAGAATGAATGCACAGCAAGGGGCTATAGCATCAACAGGTGGGCCTAAGAACTTATCTGGACTCTTAGGTGCAGTAGGTAGGAATCAAGATGCTGAACAATTATTAAAAGCAAGTCAAGGTATTAGACAGCAAAGTGTAAATCAAGCAGGTCAGTTTGGACAAATGGCAACAGGTGCATTAGGACAACAAGGCAATATGTATGCACAAGCAGGTGGATTAGGTAGCCAAATGGATGCTAGACAATTGCAAAATGATCAGTTTAATGCACAAAATCAGAATCAATATAATCAGTATCTGAGAACATCAGCGTATAACCAAGCAGTTGGCAATATGGATCGTCAACAAGCCCATAGGCAAGGATGGACAGATATGTTTTCTGGTTTAGGTGGATCACTACTTGGTATGTCAGGTATAGGAATTCCAAGACCAGCAGGTACAGGAGGTCAAAGATGAGTTTATACGTACCACAAATGCAACAAAGCAATATTGGAGCATATCGAAGTGAAGGGATGGCTAATGTGGCTAAGTCTTTTCTTGATGGTGTTAGGATGTCTAATGACGCACAGCATAAAAAAAATATGCAAGAGAATGAATTGAAAAGAATTGATCTTCAGAATCGTCAATTAACTGCTGATAAACAGTTTCGTGACAGAGCACTTGATCTTCAAGAAAGAGCTGGAGACAGACAAGCTAAAATGTGGGATCAAACACAGCAAGCTAGGCAAGATCGTATAAAAGCAACGAAAGAAATGTTGAAATACAATATGGCTGATTCAGAAGCACAAGGACAAGTAAATAAAGAAGTAGCAGATATGCCTTGGTACGAAACAGGATTTGGAAAAGACCCTAATGAAAAAGGCATATACATTTTTGCTGAAGATGTAAATGATCCAGAAGGTGGTAGAAAATTCTGGCAAAATCTTTCACAAAAAGATATAGCAAAAGCAAGATTAAAACGAGAGGGAGTAAAGGTTGACCCTAAAATTGATCCATCATTAATAGATATGATCAATGACCCTCAAACATTACGAGAGCTTGGGCCGTATTTCTCAGCAGGACACGAGAACCAAGGAAATTATATTTTAAATGCATTACTAAATGAACAGATGGGAAAATAATGGTTAGTAGAAGAGAAATGGTAGTAGAACTACTAAAGCAATATAGAAGGAATCCTGATCAGTTTAGCGATAGGCAAGCTGAAAAAATTGCAAAAATGGCTCAAGAAGCTGGGGTTCATTTTCCAAGAGAAAGCAAGTTTGGAAGAAAGTTGGCTTTTGATTTCGCTGACACAGCGTTATTGGGATTATTACCAAATGAATGGCGACCAACTTCTAGAGGAGAAAGTGTTTTTGGAGAAACTTCTCAAGATAAATGGGCAGGTAGATTAGGATGGCTTGGTGCAGTACCTACTGCAGGAGCTGGAATAGCAGGAAGAGGTGCAATTTGGGCAGGAGCTAAAGGATTAGGTAAAGCAGGACTTGGTGCAGGGGCTTCAGCGTATGGAGCAGGAGCAAGAGCAGTAAGTAATTACGCTCCTAAAGCACAGGCTTATTATTCACAGCTTGTAAGGAATGCTCCTGATATGGTAAGCAGAGCAGGTGTAAAAGCTAATAATGTAAGAATGTATGCACGTCAAAAAGCATCTAATCTTACTTCTTTAGAAAAAGGTAATCCAACAACTTGGGTAAGTAACCTTAGAGATAATTTTACTGAACCTTGGAGACAGCAGAATTTATTAGACCAAGCATTAAGAACTGGAAGTTCTAGAATAGGTACTAGATTAAGCATAAACACTCCTACTCAAATGGCTATGAGTCAAGGAATTGGTGTTGACAATATGCTTGCTAGAATGCGATAATAGATGAATCAATACGAAGCCTATAAGGTTAACACTTTAGTTAACCAATACAGGGCAAATCCAGATATGTTCAACGATGATCAGTTGGACGAACTGGAAAAGTTAGCTGAACAGCACGAAATAAACTTTAAAAGGAATACAAGTCCTTTCAGTTTAAGACGTGCTTTGCAACAAGCTAGTGCAGGATTCATTGAGGGATTCACTACACTAGACTTAATTCCTAAAGAACCTAGGAATACTGGAGAAGCTATCTTTAGACAGTTAGGTCATCTTGTTGGATTTGCTCCTAGCATTGCTAAAGCACCTATCTTTGGAATTGGAAAAGCTATTGCATCTTTTACAGGAAAAGAAGTAAACAAAGTATTAGGTGGTAAGATTACTAAGTCAGTACTCAATGGAATAGATTTTATTGGAGACAAGTCTATTCCTATGATAGCACAACGTAAAACACAGCAGTTGTTTAATCAAGGATTAAAAAAGTCAGGAGCAGATGCATTAGACTATATGAAACGTGGAGCTACTGCAAGAGCTATTGCAGATGAAGCCGTAGGACTAGCAGGAGCATCAGCAGTTTCCAGTATTTGGAAAGGGCCAGATGTGATTATTGATTCCTTTATTGGTGGTGCAATTGCAGGTGGAGCGTTTGGTGGTATAGGAAACTTTGCAAATGTAGCAAGGTTTCATAAAGGTTCACCTGAGCAAATTGAAAGAGCAAATAAGATACTGCGTACTGGATTAGGTTCTCTTGCAACAGGATTACCTGCCACCCTTAGAGGCGAACCTACAGAGATGCAATTGTATGAGTATTTATTAGGTGGTTTTTTTGGATACAATTCAAGACCTGCAAGGGAAGTAGAGGCAGGTAAATATCTACTTAGTAGAAGAGTTTTAGAAAATAGAGATGGTATGATAGAAATTCTAGATCCCACTAGAAGTCCACGCTATAGCAAGATGAGTAAAGAAGCTCAAGATTATTTATTATACGATCATCCTGTCCCTAAAGAAAGTGGATGGCTTGGAGACAAACCAAACTCTATGGGGTACGGAGGAACAACAGGGCAAGCATTACGTTACTTAGAATACTTTTTTCCAAATGCAAACCATAAACAAAGAGCATTAGAAGTCTTAGGTCAAAATGCTAGTGAAAACAATGTAAGATTATGGTATGGTCAAAAAGCTGGTGACTTATACAAAAGTATCCAGAGGCAAAGAGTAAATCCTAAAACAAAAAATAAAGATTATAAACCAGATACTGCAATGGATTTTAATGATCCATATGAACCAATAGAAATTAGTCTAAACAAAATATCATCTGATTTATATCCTTCAGTTAAAAATATTTTTACAAGCAAAAAACATTTAGCTAAAAAAATTATAGAACACAAAGATGCATCAACAAAAAACAAAGAAGTTAATATTGAACAATTTGTTTTAAGTGTTGAAAGGTCATTAGGTAGAAAGTTAAAAGAACAAGAGAATAGTAAATTGCGTTCTTGGTTTACTTCTAATTCAATGCCTGTGCAAGATGCATTATACTATGCAGTTAATAAACGAAATGAAAATGATGGAGTTGTTGCATCTGGTTCTAATATGAAAATAGGTAACAATGGAGTTTCTATTGGAGAGAAATATCACGATCTTCCAATTGATTATCTAACAGGTGCAAAGTTTGAAACTCTAACTCATTACATTGACAAATTTGGAAATGCTAAACCAATTACCAATAGTGCAACTAATTATGCAACTAAAGGTATTTCCTTTGATATGAATGCATCTAATATAAATGGACTTCACAGAGCTTTATTTGATCAAGGGAAATATGTATTTAGTGGAGTAAAACATAAAAATCAATTGTTGGTTGCACCTTTACGTACAAAAGTAGAAGGTGCAGAAATAACAAAAGAAATGATATGGGATTCAATGTCTAAGATGGGGTACAAAAATATGACTCCAGAACTAACAAGAGCTAAGTTAAAAGAGGCATATGAATATGGTATGACTCAAATAACTGATCCTTTTGGAGGTGAGCGATTTACAACAGATCCTAAAATGTATGAACAATGGTGGGTAAGCAATTTATTGCATCATTCAGCAATGCATAATCTATTAAAAAGAGGAAATGGCATTAATGAGATGCATAAGTTATTATATGATGGATACATAAGAGATGTAGGTGACCTTAATAAACGTATGCAAATGTTTGGAAATAAAATGACTCCATTAGATCCTCAAAGTTTTGGTGATTTATTTCCAAGTGGTTCATTAAAAACATTATATATTAAAGATGAACAAATTCTTCCATTTATAAAAGCAAAGATTCCTACAGCTAAAGAAATAAAAAAAGAAAGTTTTAGTGATGGTGGAATTTTTTATAGTCAAAAATTTGTAGACAGGGCATTACCTAGTTTAGGTTTGCCTGAAGCTAGTATGTTTAAACCTGTCCATATTGGAAAAACTGAAGCAGGTGTTTTTGCTACAAAATCAAGTGGATTAAGAGCAACAGACTCATTGCAAAAGTTTATGGACTCAATAGGAGCTGATGTAATCGTATTAGGTAGTTCTTTTAAAGTAAAAGGAAATCATAAGTTTACAGATGTTACATACAATCCAAAGTCTAATAGCTATGAAGTACAGGGACAGAATATTAATCTATATAATACTCCTATTAGAAACATACAAGTAAGTACAGGTGTATATGTAAATAATAAAAAAGCAATATCAGGAGAAAGTGCTCCTTTGCAAATGTGGAACCAATTTGATTTTCAGCACAAAGGATTTCAAGATGCTTTTATGGAATGGTCAGGAAACTTACGCAAAGGAAGTGCAGAAGGAATCAAGTTTCAAGAATGGGTAGATTCTAAAGGAAGTAAAATAACAGTAGAGCAACTGCAGAATAGACTAGAAACAGGGAAGCTTACTCTTAATGAATTGCCTTTTGAATTTTTAATGAAACATTTAGTTAGTCAAAAAGGTGATCCTAAAGTAGGAGCATTTTTATTTGATAAAATTCAAAAATTAGATTTAGATATAGATTCATTTAAAGCAGATACAAAGCAAGGCTATACAGATTATAATCAACTTACAGATAATATAGCACAAGCAAATATCAATAAATACAACACTAGGTTAACTGTTTTCAAAGACGATCATATGAGAATGCTAAAGAAATTTATTATTTCTCGTTATGCAAATCCGTATGTAAAAGAAGCTGGTAAAGCTTGGTTAAAACCAGTTACTCCAGATCAAGTAAAAGCTCTTGAAGGTAGTTCCGTAAAACAAGGACACATATATCTTGACAACAACTGGAAAGAAGTGCCAGTCAAGTTGGAGATCCCACGTATGGCATCAACTACTTTGGCAAATATCAACGAAGGACTCACTCTTGGCAAGCTTTGGGGCTGGCATACTAGGCCCAAAACCAAACCAAAAGGAATTACTAAATCGTCTATTGATAACGCCCTTGAACTGGTCGTTATTAGGACTCCGAGTGATGCTCCTAGTGGTACTAGAGTACTTAGGTTTGGGGGCTTTACTAATGAGTCAGGGACAGGAGCAATTACTCATCCTAAAGATGATTATTACTTAGGAGGTGCAGATAAAGATTCAGACTATGTAAAAATATTTCAGAGTGCTCCTAATAAATTAAAAAAGATTTATAAATCTGAAGCAAACGGAAAAGAAAAATTTTTAAAAGATAAAGAATATAATGAAAAGATAAATAAACAATTTGAAGACATTAATATGTCTGAAACTGAAAAATATTATTTTTCTGGGAAAGTAAACAAAGATAGTAATTTTAAACCAACTACTGCAGATACATTAATTCCTAAGATGCTTTCATTTGATCCACATTCTCGATTAGTAGTTGCACAACGTACAGTATCAGGACAGAAAGGGTTAGGTGCAGGACTTGAAACTGCAATTTATCTTCAAAATGTTATGGATAATGTTATGCTAAACAATGGAAAAGTAAAACTTGAATTGCCTAGCATAAAAAAAGATATACAGAAGGAATTAATTATTGAAGCAATGCCTGAAAATATGCAGGAGTTTAGAGATACAAAATCTATATTAATAAACAAGTCAGCAGATGCTAGTACTGATCCTACTATCAAACCATATGTTGAATTTAGACGTATGTTAAAAAATAAATTGTTTAAAGCTGAAGTAAATGAAATAAATAAAACTACTGGACAAGTTTCTAAAACTAGTGTTAGAAGTTTTGCAGATTTAAAAAATTACATCGAACAAAGTGATATGAAATCTACTATAAGATCTATTCACGCTGTAAAAGCTAATAATAATTTTAGATTTTTAGACTATTTTGATCAAAATGTTTGGAAAGAAAGTGGGTTGCTAAAGAATGAAGGAACAAATTGGATTGTTCATAAAGATTTAGTGAAGTCTCTGAACTTAGGAGTTGGAGAAAGAATTGGAATAGATACTTACAGTCCTTTATTAGTTAACAGATTAAAAGATAGGAAAGTTTTAGATTTTCTTAAAAATACTGTAATGAAAAAAGAATCAAATGGAAAGAAAGTGACTCTTGGAGAATTAGGAGTGGACAATTACAATGTTTACCAAACAAAGTTTAGAGCAAATAGACCAACTATATTTGATTTAGAAAGTCAGATTCTAAACTCTTCAGTTAAAAACCTTGCAAAAGATTCTAATAGTTATTCAGTAAAAGCTGTTCAAGATATGAATAAAAATTTAGATATTCTTACAAACGACTCGTATGCACAGCGATTAGAAAATTCATATAGATATTTTTTTGATAGCTATATAGACACTATTAAAGTACCAATAGTTAAGTCTGAGCCAACAAAGGCAAAAATAGATCTCATATCTCCTGAACTAAATAAAGTGTTAAATAAAAACACATCTTATCTTTTAAAACACATTGATCTTGTTTCTAAAAAAGCAATGGTAGATAAACATTTAAAAATTGGCAATAGAGATACTGGATTAGATTATATAGGGAAAACCTATGGTCAATTTTCTACAATTGAATTATTAAATAAACAAATTCTAGCGTTAGAAAAGTATTTAACTGCTAAAAAATCTGATGGGTCTTATAAAAAAACAATTCCTTATTTGTTTAACCAAACAAACAAAGTAAAAGAAATATCTAGAGATAGAAGTATTAGTAAAAATGAAAGACAGGAAAAGATTGATGGGCAAATCATAGCAGATCTACAACAGATTAGAGATACAATTAGTAAAAAGAAAATAGATCCACAACCTTTTGTAGATATGTATTACACTATGTTACTATCTCCATTTACTGGAAAATCAAAGAAAATGGGAGATGTCACTACAGGTGTTTTAGAATACAAAAGAGAGATACACGGTAGTGATGCAGTAGATCCTGTAGCAAGGGAGCGTTGGTATAAAGAGCTAGATGATTTTTTTAATAGAATGCATTTAGGTTGGGGTACAGGTGCTCTTAGAGAAAAGACAATCCAAGAAAGACTAAGTGGCTTTGAATCTAGGAATGATAAAATTGATTCTGTCTTAGCAAAAGTAGTTAAACCTAAAAATAATAATATAAAAAAAGGCACACAGTATGTTGATACTTTAGCTGTAACAGGTAAAGATGCACAGCAAATAGATCAATTTAAAAGGTTTGTTAACGAGCATCCTGTTGCCAGAGAAAACTTTAATGAGTTCTTCACGTGGTTTACTTCCAGCTTTGGAAACCAAATTCCTAGAACTGCAAAAGATTTTAGAATGCAGGATGTTTATGCTATTAATGAATTTTTTAAACGATCAGGTGATCCAAGTGATATAGCTTTTACGTTAAAGTATTTTCATTGGGATCCAAGATATGTAGATGAACTTCTTGTTGCTAAAAACATAGGTAAAAAGTTTTATGATTATACATTTACTAATCCTAAAACTGGAGAGAAGATTGATGTATATAAAATAATGGGGCCTACTGGTGCAATATCAAACTATGCAAAGAATGTTAAAGACAGAGGCATAGACATTGATACAGTTAAACTAAAGAAATCAAACAAGGCTTTATTAGAATACATTAATACTTTAAAAGATAAAGACGCCACTACTAGAGAATTAGTTGATTGGAGAGAAGGTGGTAGGGTAGCACCCTTAAGTGCTGAAGCACAAAAAATGCATACCCTAGCTACTGATTATTTCATAAAACTAGGCAACCAGTATATCTATGCAAAGAATGCAAAAGGTGAGAGATATACAAACGATAACGGAGATTGGAAACTTGATACAAATTTTAAAGAATTTTACAAAGATACTAAAGGATCTCTTAACCGTTATATGCGTTGGAATAAAGATGGTTCATTTGATTTTGAAAGGTTTTATAGGAAAGTAGTTGATATCAATTTAGATAGAGCACCAATAGATACGATTAGAAATACTGTAGGAGTAGATGGTCTTAAAAGATACCTGTATGAGTTACGAGCATTTGATAA